TGTAACACGCCAGTTGTTTAATATATTATCTGGTCTTTCCCATTTACCACTTTCATCATGTACTAATAAAGCTAACTTTTCACCGTCGTAACTATTATCACCTGTATTTTTCCAATCAATAGTAGTATCTAAACCTTCTATTTCTTCAAGCTGTTCGTTAGCAGTTATCTTTTTTCTTGTAAACTTACTAGCTGGTACTCTATATGCTAATTCTGTTTTAGGCCGATCCATACCATCTTGTATCGGTTTAAAGAAAAACGGGTAGTTAATACTAATAGGTACTACTTTGTCTGTAAACATTTTTTTAGCATCAGCACCTGTTTTAGATAGTATACCATATCTACTATCACTTGAAATAGTAGCTAAGTTAACGGTTTCGGCTGATGACATAAAAGAAAACCCTGAACGACGGTTTTTAAGGTAGCACATCCCATAACATCTTTTGTCTGCTTTACAAGCCTCCCAAAATATAAAGAATAACCTGTTAGCCTCTCTAAAGTCTGGAGCGCCTACATCTATCTTACTCCACTGTAGATACATGTAGTGCGTACCTGTTATCCAGGTTGGATCACTGTTATTTGTAAACCAGAATCCCTCTTCCCTCCTTCTGAATTCTTCGTCGATATAATCGTGCCATTTTTCTTTACTGCTTTCCGGATAACTTCTCCAGTCAAAAATATTTTTTAATCTACTTAGCTCTTTAGGATAATCTTGTTTTACCCACTTGTTTAATTCATGTGCGTGCACTTGCACTGGTTGTTTTGGCAACGCAATTCGCAAATTTTGTATTTCAAGTATTTCACCGATTTGACCAGTCTTTGATATAACAACGATATCGTGTTCTTTATTGTATCCATATTTCCATTTTTTACCACGGTTTAAACGTGTGATTGTTGTTTTCTTTACAGGCTCTATAGCCTTAACTAAACTTTGCTCGTACATTACTTAGATCTACCTTCTGCGAATCCTTTAAATACTTTTTTCTTTGCTTCTTCAGGTGCTTTGCCCTCAAGCAAGTTTTCTTCTTCTTGGATTCTGTTAAGTATTTCAAATGCGTCAAATATAGCTAGTTTTTTAGTAGCTGCTGCATTTTTTAGTCTGTCAGCTGACACATCATCTTCAGTGTTTGTAATAATCTTTTCTTCTGCAACTTTAATCAGCTCATTAACTGCTTTGCGCCCAGCTTGGATTATATTCTTCTTCGTCTCCTTGATATTCATATTTAATTGTAATAAATTTAGATAAAACTCTATATAGTCTTTCGCCATCAACTATAAATTCGTATTCGCTATTTGGTGTAAAACCTACTAGCTCATTTACGTTTACAGTACCATCAGAGTGCTTAACAATACCTTGTAAAGGTTTTTCTTGGTCAATATTAAATTTGTCAACAGCTTTTAAAGGTTTTACAAAACAATAACCTTTTGGTGCTATCCACTTGTTTTTTCTTTTGTATAAAAAAATTTGATCACTGTTTATAAAGTAAGTATTTTCATTAAAATAACTTTTGCTATTCTTCTCTACACCTTTTACATTATACCATCTACGAAAAACATTGTGATGTACTATAACTATATCTCCAGGTTTTATATCTGTATCACCAATCATAGGTGTTGATATAACTACAGCTTCTCTATTAGTGTATTGATGATTGAAGATCTCAGTATTAACTATTAACTCTGAGTCTCCAATCTTTTTAGTATTGTTATATCTTTTACCTTTTGGCTTTACAACAAAGTTGTAAACGCTTTTCATTTTTTAACTTTTTTTAAGCCTATAGCTACTAATATAGTTGCTATTATACATATTGGACAAGGACACATATCAGTACTCTAAGTTATATTCTACTGATACAGCCATATTCTTATTAAAGTCTTTCCAAGGTAATACATCTTTTTTCTTTTTAATATAAATAGAATATTTATCTTTTTCTTCTAGTATATCACAAATAGTATGACCTCCATAAACTTCTTGACCAACAGAATAATGCATGGCGTCGTTTTTATAGTCTTTACCTATACTAATCTTTCTTATTAGCTTCGCCATTTTCTGAGTAGTTTATTGTTCCGTCTTGTATATCAATATCATAAGTTCCATATTCTGTTTCAAACTCAGTCTGCAATTTAGTTAACTCATCTCTAAGCCCTGCTATATTATGCATGATTTCGTGTTTTTTAATTTCCATAGAACCTATTTCTAGATTATTTCTATTTATAATATTTACTAAACTTTGAACTTTTTTTAATTGTTCATCAGTTATTTTTTCTGGTTTTAAGTCTACGACTTTTTCTTTTTTTGTCATTTTATTTAATTTAAGTTAATTATTTATTTATATTGCTGCTGCTCTAGATGTATAGTCAGGTCTTGGTGCAACGTAGCATATACAGCTTCCTTCGTGTAATTCTACATAATCATACATACCATAAATAGTTGTACCAGCAGCAAATACTGTTCCACTACCATCTAGCACTATAAGATTAGCGTCATTATCAGCAAGATTTGTATCAGCACCCCAATCGGTGTCTAATGTTTGTGTATCTTCACTAGATGCAAAGTGTGTATTTCCCATGCCTAAATCAACACCTCCATCTAATATTTTTAATCCACCACCACCAAATCTTGCGGCTTCAATAATAGTTATAGCACAAACATAATATTTAGCATCGGATTGTGATAAATCTAATATATCACCATCTCCAGTTAAAAATGTTGAACCATGAAAAAATAACTCATTTCCTGAGCCTCCGTATATACTTGCCATAATTTTATTTTTTTACTTTTTCTAGTGATCTACCGCCAAAATAAGCACCGATC